AGGAGGTTTTTGAGCCATGCCAGGCAAATATGAGCCGCCGGATTCAGGGGATGCCCCGCAGGGGATAAAAGATATCCTTGCAGCCGTCTATCAATCCTGACGGGAGGAAAACCCGGGGGAGGATCCCTCGCTTAAAGAAAAATGCGCGCAGATCGCCTGGGGTGCGGTCAAAAAGAAATATAAAAAGGAAGGAGACAAGTGGATGCCACTCGAACATTCTGATTTTCCGGAGTGGATTGAAATCTTTGAGACCGGAACCTGGACCAGCAAGGAAGGGTTGACCAGGGAGTGGACGGATACTGATCTTGAAGAAATCGCTTCCTCTTATGACCCCAATAAATTCCTGGCCCCTTTAACCATTGGCCATCCGGAAGACAATTCTCCCGCCTATGGTTGGGTCGATGCTCTGAAGAAAGAGGGAAACAAGCTGCTCGCAAGACCAAGGGAGGTCGTCGAAGAATTTAAGGAGGCCGTCAAAAAAGGTCTGTTCCGAAAAATCTCAATGGCCGTTTTCCCGGATATGACCCTCAAGCATGTCGGATTTCTCGGAGGCAAAGCTCCAGCGCTAAAAGGACTCAAGCCTGTCTTCTTCGGTGAGAAAAAAGCGGGATGGACGTTCGAGATGGACTTTTCTATGGAATCCTGGCAGCAGGAATCGGAAACCAATAACAAAGGAGGTACGCAAATGACGATCAAAGAATTTTTGGAGGAGATGAAAGGTCTTTTCTCGAAAGCAGAGAAAGGTCTTTCCCCCGACACTCACACCGACACTGGCCCCCGTTTCACCGAGGCCGACGTCCAGGCCAAAGTGAAGGAGGCAAAAGATCTCGCCTTCGCCGAGACCGAGAAGATTCGAAAGGAGAAAGAAGAATCGGATAAGAAATTGAAAGACATCGAGACCAAGGCCCGCAAAGATGGGATCGCGGTCTTCTGTGAGGGCCTCTGCAAGGAAGGCAAGCTCACCCCGGCCCTCCGGAAGATCATCGAGCCGGTGATGATCCACATCTCTTCCCCCCTTGATGCAAGGGGGGATGGAGGGGGGTTAATTGAATTTTCCGAGGGCATCAAAAAGCCCGCCCTCGACGGCATCAAGGATTTTCTGACCGAGCTTCCGAAGGTCGTGACGTTCAGGGAAGTGGCAGGAGGAGGCGGACCAGGCGCTGGCAGCGACGATGAAAAGAAGAAGCATCTTATCGGCGCTTACATGGAGAAGAACAAAAAAGCTTCCCATCGTGAAGCAGTGATTACCGTGGCGAAGGAAAATCCGGATTTGTTTAAGGTTTAGCGAAAAACCGAACCCCGATGGAATTTCTAACGGGGTAAAAAGGAGGGAAAGATGATTCAAGAAACTTCGATTTTGGAAAAGGTTCTGAAGGCAGGAGGCGCGATTACACAGTACGGCCTCGTTAAATACGGGTCGGACGATGATAGCTGTGTGATGGCAGCGGCCAACTCCGATGACATTATCGGTGTGGCGCAGCAGGCCGGAGTCTCCGGAGATATGATTCGGATCATGCTTCTCGGCGTCTCACGGGTCAAAACCGGAGGCGTGATCGCCCGCGGAGCTTTCGTGACGAGTGACGCAAGCGGCCTGGGAGTCGCCATCGGCGTAGTGGCCGGCACAAACTATACTGCCGTTGGGAGAGCGCTGGCCACGTCGGCATCGGGCGATATCATTCCGGTCCTTATAGATCGGAGTAGGCCACAAGGATAACAATAACCGCATAGGGCCGCCGGCCCAAGAGGGCCTCTGGCCCGGAGGGCATACATAGCGCCCAGAAAAAAAGAAGGAGGAGAAAACCATGCCAGAACCGAAAGATCTACACGTCGATGCGACGCTATCCGATATGTCTATTAAGTATCGGAACGAGGAGATGATCTGGCCTCAAGTCATGCCGGTCATCAAAGTGAACAAAAGATCCGATAAATATACGGTCTACAACAAAGCCGATTCGTACAAGCTCACCGATGATAAAATCGGGCCGAAGGCCTTGGCGAACGAGATCGACTGGGGAATCGGAACGGATAACTACTCGGTGAAGGACCACGCGCTTTCCGATTGGGTCACCCAGGAAGAGATCGACAATGCGGACGCGCCGATTCAACCCGTGGTCGATTCGAACGACTTTCTGAACAACCTGCTCGATATAGCGCAGGAGGCAAGAGTCGCTGCGGTTATCTTTTTGGCAGCGACTTATCCGACGGGCAATAAGGTCACCCTCTCGGGAACAGCCCAGTGGGGGGGAGCGGCCGATGACCCGATCGGCAACCTGCTGACCGCTATCGAAACCTGCTTCCTCCGCGCCAACACCGTCATTATGGGGGCCGAGACCTGGATGATTTTCAGAAAGCTCCCGGAGATCCTCGATGCGGTTAAAGGGTCAACGAGGTATCAGGGTTCTCCAGGCGGCCTGGCGACGATTGAAGAGTGCAGGGGACTGTTTGAGGTTGCAACCTGGATCGTAGGCCGCGGAAGGTACATCACGTCGAAAGAGGGCCAGGCTGCGACCTACGCGAGGCTCTGGGGCAAACATTGCGCAGCGCTTCACGTAGAAAGAGAGCCGAGCATTCGGTCAATCACATTCGGCGGGACCTTCGCCGAACAGTTACGCATGACCCAAAGGGCATTCGACGTAAAACGTGGCGTCAAGGGATGCGAATACGTCAAGGTCGGATGGAATTCTGATGAAAAAGTGATCGCATCCGATCTGGGATACATGATCGAAACCGCGGTTCCGTAAAAAATCCGATGGGAGATAGCGCGATAGGGAGATAGGGGGAAAATCCTGTCTCCCTCATTCCCATTTAAGGAGGAGAATATGCCGAAGTATATCGTCAAGGACACAGACATCCTTCACGGCAAAAAGGGGGATAAGGAAGCCGAACTCTTTGGGCCGGGGGATCAAATTGAGTTGAGCGAAAAAGAGGCTCAGCCCATTATCCATCACCTTGAACTCGTGGCGGAGGAAAAGAAGAAAAAGGTCGCCGACCTGTAGAGGCCTCTGCCCCGGCTTCCGGCTCGTAGAGCCATCCAGCTCGGAGAGAAGGAATAGAACATGCCCTACAGCACCAAAGCCGACATCCTGGCCGAAATCTCCGAAGAGGAGCTGATCGGTCTCACCGATGACGAGAGCGCGGGGATTATTAATGACGCCCGCGTTACCGAGGCGATCGCCAGGGCCGACGGGATCATCGATTCCTATTGTGGCCAGGTTGAGACCGTTCCATTTACGACGGTTCCACCAGTGATCAAGCAGCACTCAAAGACATTGGCGATCTCTTTTTTATTTTCTCGCCGGTCCGCCGTCCCGGAGACCCGGAGGGACAATTACAAAGACGCGATCGCGCACTTGAAAGATATCTCAACCGGAAAGGCTGCGCTTCCGATCGCGGGCGTGGACGCCGGGGGCGATGAGGTTCTGGCGTCAAGAATAGAAGACGACAGAACGTTCAGCATTGGTAAAAAGTCAGATGGCAGTACTGGGACGTTGGATAATTATTGAGGTTATAGGCAATGGGCAATAGGCAATAAACGAAGGGCAACGGGCAAGGGGTTTTCCTCTAGCCTCCCTCCGGGCCAGAGGTCCCTCCGGGCCGGCGGCTAGCCTCTAATCTCTGGCCTGGTGAACTTATGTACACCATCACGGAAATAGAAGACGCGATCATATCGACCCTGAAGAGTTCCGACATGAACTCTTACTGTAAAAAGATCGATTCCTATCAGATCGAGGGCGGCGACATCGAGGAGCAGATCCGGATCTTCGCGGGCCAGTTGCCGTGCCTTCTGATTATTTATTCCGGGGGCGAGTTCAGCCACTTTCTTTCGGGCGTTCAGGATAAGCCGATGACGTTCTCGATCCTCGTCTGCGCTCAATCGCTCAGGGGGAAGGGCGAAGCCCGGAGAGGCCTGGTGGGCGCCTACCAGATGCTCGATGATTTAAGGAAGACCCTGACCAATAAGAATCTCGGTCTCAATATCGATCCGCTTCTTCCCGTGAGGGAGGCGGCGGAGGTCAACACAAAAAACTTTTCGGCCTACTCGATGGAATTCAAAACGAGATGCCGGTACAACTTATGACGCGGCTTCCAGCCCTCCGGGCTGGAAGCCCGGAGGGAGATTCGTAGATGCGTAAAAGCGAAAAAGCGGATAAAAAAATGGAAGAAGAAAAGAATACCCAGGCGCCCACGATCAGGGACGCAGTGACCTACATCGTGGACGAGAATGGAAATGAAATCAGAGCTGATGGCTTATCGCAAATAGCAGATGGCGGAAAAGAAGAAAACAAACCCTGAGCCATTAGCCATCAGCTATAAGCCATAAGCCAAAGGAGGAAAAACCATGCCGATGAGATTATTCGCGACGCAGCTCGCGGCAAAAATTGAAACAACCGAAGGAACCAAGGAGACGCTCGCGGCGGCCGACGCGATGCTCCATAAAAGCCTGGCCTTCTCGCCGGAGATCGAGCAAAACGCAAGGGACCTCTTGCGGGGCACGCTGTCCAGGGACCCGAGTATTTCAGGGAAGCGGTCCGCGAAGATCGCCTTCGACATCGAGCTCGTGGGATCCGGGACCGCGGGCACGCCGCCCTACTGGGGACCGTTGATGAAGGCCTGCGGTTTTTCAGAGACGATCGTCGCGGTGACTTCCGTCACTTATAAACCGGCAACAAACTCCCTCTCCAATTCGATGACCCTGGCTGGTTACATGGACGGCGTGATCAAGAGGCTGTGGGGAGCAAGGGGAAACGTCAAGCTGACGATCGAAGGCGGAAAGCCGGGGGCTCTTCACTTTGAGTTCGAAGGGGCGGATTTCGAAGTGGTCGACGGCGCGCTTCTTTCACCGACGTATTCGACCATCATCCCTCCGGCATTTGTGAGCGCCTCGCTTCTTCTCGATACCTATGCTGCGATCGTCTCGAAGGTGGAGATCGACGTGGCCAACGTCCTGGCCAAAAGAGAAAGTATCAACGCCTTGTCCGGATTCCTGAGCACACTGATTACGGGAAGAAATCCGAAAGGGTCGCTGGATCCCGAACTCGCGACAGTGGCCGCGTATGATTTTTACGGCAAATGGAAGACCCCCGGGACGCTCGGGAGCCTTTCGCTTTCTGCAAGCGGAGCGGCGGGAAATATCGTGACCATCACCTGCCCGAAGGTGAGGTATGCGGCGATCGCCGATCAGGACCGAGGGGGTTTGAGGACGCTGGGCTTGGATTTTCAACCGTGCCTCAACGCTGGAGATGATGAGATCTCGATCGCGCTGACATAATGTAAGGGATTCGATTCATCCCTCCGGGCCAGCTTCCGGCTCGGGTTCCGACCCCGGCCTCTGGCCCGGAGGGAGGGGAGAGCCATCCAGCTCGGAGAGAGGCCCTCATGGGCCGGCGGCGAACCCGCCGGAGATAAATTATGGCAGTTGGAGATGTAGTTCAAGACCTTCAATCTATCGCAGCGGCAGGATTTTTAGCGATCCAACCTGGAGCGGGAATTGAGTGGGTGATCCACAATATCTATCACGCATCCAAGGTTGAACTTTATTTTTATGACGGGACCAATTCTATCCTCGTGGATTCGGACACGGGTAATGGTCGTTGGTCGTGGGAAGAATTTCATGTAACCAATACCAAATATCTCAGGGTCAAGAACACGGACGCAGCAGCTCAACTCGTGGGTTTTGACGGGGTTATTACGAAATGAAACTTGGTGACGCAGATAAAAGTTATTTGGGTTATTGCGTAAAAGGAGGGACAAGATATTACACTGCGCAGTTTACGGCAACGGCCCTTGCCACCCTTGTAGTCACGGCCAACAGATTCTATGCCATGCCCTTTTTTGTTCCCATAAACTTCAAGGTTGACCGAATCGCTTTTAATGTGACAGCCCAGGCAGCTGGGCAATATGCCAGGGTGGGCATTTATCACGATAATGGGTTGATTTATCCTGGTTCTCTTGTTTTGGATGGTGGAGAGTTTGTGACTACATCGGGGATCAAGGAAACAACTATTTCTTTAGTTCTATTTAAGGGCAGGCTTTACTGGTTAGTTTTTTGTGCAAGTTCAACTCCCACCTTGAGATCAATTGCTGTGGCTGGCCTATCTGCCGTGTTTTTAGGTCTTGACAGCACTTTACCAACTGCCCCTGGTGTCGGGTATTATTATGCGT